AAGCTGCGGAACTGGAGCTGATGGACTTGGGTATTCCAGAAAATAAGTTAAAGGAATTTTCTGAATACATGACAAACGTCTATAAAAATAATGTATCTCCCGACAGCCTTATGCTTTCAGATGGAACTTTAACAGAAATGGCACAGTTGCTTTCTATCTCAACTCTCAGGATTACTGACAGGAGTATCCAGAATCCTATGATATCTTCCAGACCAAGGTATGCAGAAAATGTAATTGGGAGGCTCGTTTATTCCATTCAATCATTTAACTATTCGTTTACCCGTAACGTCCTGGTTTCAGAGTTCAAACGCTACCAGAGAGATAAGAAGCATCTAGGGAGTATTACCGCAAATGCGAATGCGGCTAAGTTAATGGGGCCAATATTCCAATTATATATGGGTCATGTAATGGTGTCTGCTTTAAGGATGTACCTGCTTGACAGGGAAAAATGGGAGGAGAAGAAAGAGGATGGAACACTTGAAAAATATGTTGCAGAAATTTCATTTAACCGATCCGGTGCATTAGGTTTTATAGAACCTTGGTATCAATCATACAGGGCAATTCGTTACCAGAGAGACTTGGCTACAAGTATTGTTGGTGCAACTCCGGGGTTTTATTTGCAACCTGCACAGAAAATTATTAAATACTTTATTGATGAGACTAATTCACCCAATACTACAAGTGCAGAAAAGAAAGCACTTGAGGCTTTCTACACTCTGGTAATAATTCCGATTATTGTTGCCGCAGTCTCTAATCCTACGTTCCTTGCGAACCTTGGCCCATCAGGGAACCTGATTGCTGGAACCTTGGCAATGGTTGGAACATCCAAAACAGCTAAAACAACTGCATCGAAAGCAGTTATAGAGGCAATCTATGACTAGAGAAGAAAAAATAGGACATTTATTACGTCTGCAAGAATTACACGAACAGTCTGTAGCCCATTTGCGTAAAAAGAACCACAACTACTATTCCCCACCTAGTTTCCCCCTCCAATCAAAATAATTTGTTGTCAATAAATATTGACAATATTTTCCATCTTTGATATTATATATAGCTAATACGGCAAGAGCCATTGGAATAACCACTTATAGGGTTTACAAGTTTTATTGTAAAGAGACAGAAAAGGAGGGCATGGAAAGCACAACCATTCTTAGGAGGAGAATGAAAAAAGCGGGGATTACGCTAAAATCGGTTGCATACCTGGCAGGAGAGAGTGAACAAACTGTCTGCCGGGTTCTGAATAAAGAACTGATAGAAAAGATTCATGCAGCCGGAAATACTTTAGTCAAGGAAGCAAATCAGACCCTGACTAAAGAGTTGTTTGCAGAAGAGTATGCAGAATGAAGTGCGTTGTCTGCAATACAGTCTTGGGTAAGCATAAGAGGAGATATTGCACTACAACTTGCTACGATTATTTACACAGTGAGATTCAAAAGAAAAAATACAAGAACCGCCGTCCAAAACTACCAGTAAAACCTTGCGTTTTCTGTGATACACCTTTCCAACCTAGAGACAAGCGGCATATATGCTGTGATGTAGTTTGCCGGCGGCTTCTTGAGAATAGAAAAGCCAGGGAAGCTCGCATACCAAAAGATAAACAAAAACCAAAGTACAAACCAGCAACCCTGTACTACTGCACTCATTACCGGGAAGAAGAATTAAGGGATAAGCCAGAGAAACCGGAGCTTTGGGAAGACAGAAAAAAAGTACATAGAAGAAGAAGCAAGAAAGAAGAAGAAGCGGAGGAGTTAGTTGTAGTACGACCCCTGCCACTTACCAATTCCGACTATTCCGGACAAATAGAAGAGTTTGAGAAAAATGGTGGAATGATTCAGGTCTTTGCACCTCAATTAAATGGAAGAACACCTGATGTAAATATAACCAGTATATCCGGCTGGTCTGTTGAGACTATGTTTGGATATGGCTACGAAATTCAACTTATGGAGGAGTTAAACGATGCTGGCTGATATAGACCCTGTAGCGAAACCAAGAATGACCCGGAGGGATAAATGGTTATCGCCCCCAAGAAAATGTGTTCAAAAGTACCGCAAATTTGCCGATGAACTTCGGCAATCTGTTTTATATGACGAGTTTATCCCCGGATACAGGCTTACCTTGGAATTCCACATTCCAATGCCAAAGTCTTGGAGCCAAAAGAAGAAAGATGCTATGGTGGGCAAGCCCCACCAGCAAACCCCAGATTTAGATAATTTCATAAAAAGCCTTGATGCAATTGTTCCGGAGGATTGTGGAATCTGGGACATATCTGCCAAGAAATTCTGGTCAGAAACTGGAAGAATACTGGTTGCAAATAAATGAATATATATGTGGATATGCTACTGGAAGGTAGTCACAAGAAGACTACAGACGAACTTCATGCATTTACAAGGGCAAGCAGGAAAAGGTTAAGATTAAGGAACGAAGGGATTGCAAGACGAAAACGGAGGGCAAAATCAATAGGTGGTCACTTCAAAAGAAAACCATATTTAGAAGATTTATAGAGCGACATGGAAGTTGCTTAGTGCGGACAATCTCAGGCTAGGGTGGGAGGCGGTTTGAGTAAGGTGAAATTACCCGCAAATCGGTGTAGGATTGTTCGTATCTTTAACAGGGACATTTTTAGGTCAGGCAACAAGTTTCCCTACACTATGATGCAGTAATATACACCTCTGTACTGACTGACAAGCTAAACTCTGTTGCCTGACCTAGTACATACTGATAGTATCTAAAATGACTCATAAAATATCTCTTTCAGAAAACGAGCAGAGGATTGCGGAGTGGGTTGGGAAAAAGCGAACTGCAAATGCAAGAAGAAAAAATCTCCCAGACACAAAGGTTGGTGATCAGTCATTTGAAGAAACTGATCTTGAAGGCTTTGCAGGTGAATTGGCATTTTGCAAATTGATGAACATATATCCTGACCTGGAAACTGGAGATAATTTACCCAACTATGATTGTGTGGATTGTAATGGAGTTACCTATGATGTTAAAACAACTCCATATTTGGATGGGCATCTAGCGGCAACTCTTAAAAAGAAGGAGAATCCTCCGGACAAATATGTCCTGGCAGTTGGAAAATTTCCAGACTACGATATGATTGGTGAAATTGGTGCAGAAGAATTTTTACAGGAAGGTAATATTGGAACCCTTGGGAAAGGCCTATGCTATAAGTTGACTCAAGCAGAACTTAACCCCATAAATATATAGGAGAGATATGATAAAAGTAGTGAAAATGAAACCTGAACAAGACCCGGAAGTACGCAAGGGTAAATACACAGGAAGTAACGTGGCAGGTTGTATTGGCAGCAGCAGATGGAGCCACCCAAATAAGGAATTTGATATACTCATTGGAAAAACGATTCCAGATGATTTAAGTGAAAATCCTTATGTAAAGGCAGGACAATGGGCAGAAGATCAGATTGGAAAGCGGTTTGCCAAAGAGATGCATCTGGGAATCAGGTTTGTAAACAGGACATACGTTTCAAAAGATTGGGACTTGGCAACCGGACATATTGATGCAAAGATAACAGGCCAGAATGTTGGTTTGGAAATTAAGACTGCATCAGAATTTAAGAAAAAGGAATACAGCCAACACTTAACTCAAAATCCTATAATCCCAATTGAGTATCGTTGCCAGATCAATCATTATCTTTACATTACTTCATGGGATTACTGGTGGCTGGCAGTCTTGATTGGAGGCAACGATTTCAGGATATTTAAGATTGAGAGAGACGAGGAAGCAATTGCAGAGCAGGTTCGGAAGGTGAAAGCGTTTCATTCAGATTACGTTATTCCAAAATTATCCCCACCAGCTCGGACACCAGAAGAAGCACTTTACGTTTTTCCAAGTGCTGATCCGGACGAGAAGAGTATTGATGCAGACGATGAATTTATGGAGCTACACTTAGAAGCAAGTTTACTTGCAAATGAAATGATTGGAAGGAAAGCACGATTATCCCAAATTCAAACAATGATGCAAAATATAATGAAGGATGCAACATACGTCAATGCTCCAAATTCCAAGGAACGGATCGTACAATGGAAAAATGGTTCACGCTCACAGCTCAATCAGAAGGCATTGAAGGGTGATATGCCGGAGCTGTGGCAAAATGAAAAGTATATTAATAAATCTACTTTTCGCACTTTTAAAATCCTACAAGGAGAGACAAATGGAAATAGAGATAAGTAAAGGTAAGAAGAAGAAAGCCCTGAAGATTGGAGCATATGGACAGGGAGGATCAGGTAAATCCTATTTTGCCAGGAACGCATTGATTGCAGATTTTGAGGGTGGTCTTAGTGAAATTGACTGTGAGAGCGTTAATCTGGTTGGAAGAAGTACAAGTGATCTTCTTGATTTTTTCAAGTATGTTTATGCAAACCACAAGGATATTAAACAGGATACGATTGCAATTGACTCTATAGATTATGTAGAGAAGCGAGTTCATGCAGAAATATGTGAGGATAGACAGGTTGAGTCTGGTTCAATCAATGATAAAGACCTTGGATATGGCGTTGGTCATCAAATGTCAATGTCACGTTTCGTAAAACTCCTGAAACCATTGGATCACTTGAGAGACTTGGGATTTAATATCCTTATTATTTCACATGCAAAAGTTGTAGAGATTAAAGACCCAAATGTTGATCAATATTATGATCGCTGGGACTTGGCTCTTGAAAGGAATATGCGTTCCTATATCCGTGAGTGGCTCGATATTTTGGGTTATGTTTCGCTGGAAACTTTCACGAAAAAGCAGGAAAGTACAGGATTTGGAGCAACTAAATTTAAACCAACTACCACAGGTAGACGTTTGCTCAATATTGGAAACAATCCTTCCTATGAGAGTAAAACGAGGGTAGCTCTTCCAGACAAGTTGGACTTGGAGTGGGGAGTATTAATGTCTGCAATAGAAGATTCTAGGGCAGGTTCGGGCAATGATGCCAAACAAGAAACTAAGAAACAGGTAAAAAAGGAGAGTAAAGATGGGAACATACGACTTTAGTTCTGCAGATGCAAGAACAGTTGATACTGATTTCAAACCATTACCGGATGGAGAATATCTGATGTCAATAGATTATGCAGAGATATTAGATACAAAGTCCAAGATGGATGATGGAATTACTCCAAGAGGAGAGCATTTAAAACTGGAGCTGATAGTTCTGGAATCTCCAGATGGAGCTAATCATAACAGGAGGGTTTTTCAGTACCACATGATCCAGCATGATAATGAAGCCACCCAGCGAATTGGGAGAGAATATATTGAGGAGCTGGGTCGAGCAATTGGGCTTCCTGAACCAATGAATATTCAGGATACAACCCAATTCATTAATCAGGCAGTCAGAGCAAAACTTAAAACTAAGAAAGGTTCTGGTGATTATGGAGACTCAAATGAGGTGGAAAGATACTTTGCATATCAGGATAGTCCTGCTCAATCTACGCAAGTATTAACTCCACCTCCTGTGACTACAACAGAAGCAGTAAAAGATGATATCCCTTTTTAGCACGGATTTGATTTTGTCAGTCGCTGGTATCTACATCTGTGGAGTTGTCAGCGGTGTTTCTGGCCTTGTCTTGTGTATATTTATATATGTGAGGCAAGGTAATAGTATTACTATTTCACATGAAGAAGTGTGAATATTGTGGAGAAGATTATTCTCCGCATCCTAAATCAACACGACAGAAATATTGTGGCCGCTCATGCAAATATAAGGCTGCTTGGAAACGTAACAAAGAAACCGGACATATCCGGTCATACAAAGGAGGGTATCCCAGAGCCGTTGTGATTCAAAAATGGCTGGATGCTCAAAAACAGGATGAAGGAACAGTTGGTTGCCATTATTGTGGAGCAAGAGTTACACCTCAAACATTCCAGTTGGATCACATGAAGCCCCTTATAAAATTAAAGAAGTCTCAAGTGAAACTGGCCAGTAACTTAATTATTTGCTGTGAGAGCTGTAACCGGGAAAAGGGTAGCCATTATACTTATAAACAATTTTTAGCCTTAAAACAAAAATAGTGTGTGTGGAACTAAATGGATTTAGACGAAACATGGAAGGTCTTTTGCTCAAAATTACTGAAGATCAAGCCTACCGACAACGGCATTGAAGCCCTCTGCCCATCACATGACGATAAAAGAGCCAGCCTGACTGCATCCTTCACTAAGGATAAGATTCTCTTTAAATGTCAGGCAGGTTGTTCATTTGATTCAGTAGTATCTTCCATGGGTATGGAAGCAAATGATTTTTTTGCTCCCGAATTACCTGCACCTCCCAAGAAGAAAGTTGCAACATATAAATATAAGGACAAGGAAGGCAATCATGTCTTCAGCGTTGTAAGGTTTGAACCTAAAGACTTCCGCCCCCAAAGACCTGATGGCAAATATTCCCTTGAAGGTATTGAACGTGTTCCATATCGGCTTCCGGAGATGCTTGAAGCAATTGAGGATGAAAGAACTGTCCTGTTAGTAGAAGGTGAAAAGGACTGTGATAACCTTGCGAAGCTGGGATTGGTTGCAACCACTTTTCCTGGTGGTGCTGGGAAATGGCGGCCTGAGTATCTGCAATACTTTAAAGGTGCATCCGTTTGCTGTATGCCGGACAATGACAGGGCAGGTAGGGAAGGTACAGAATTACTTGCATATAAACTTTTACCTGCAACCTCAAGAATCCTCTGGCTGGAGCTTCCGGATGTTCCGGATCGTGGTGATGTTACAGATTGGCTGAAGATAAAAGGTAATGATGCAGAGAAGTTCAGGGAAATTGTGCAGAGTCATGCTGTGGTCTGGGAGAAGGTTCTACTTCCCAAGAAACCTGAAGTGCAGATGTTGCACAAAGATTTTTTCTATCCAAAAGGTTTTGTTGGAGAGTTGGCAAAATTCATTGTAGATAATTCCAAGTACCATCAGCCGATCCTTGCACTCTCTGCATCACTTGCATATGCTGGTGTTCTAATGGGAAGGAAAGTTACAACTGAAGAAAACACTCGCAGTAATTTATTCATTGCTGCACTTGCACCAACTGGTCATGGAAAAGAATCTGCAAGACACATAATAAAGAAACTGGATGCAGACTTGAAACTGGAGTGTTTTGGTGCAGAAAAAGTAACTTCAAGAGCTGCAATAGAGAGAGTCTTGGCCCATCGTGAAAGCTCCCTTTTTATGATTGATGAGTTTGGCCTGTACATGAAAGCAATCTTTTCAAACAATGCAAGTTCGCATCAGCTAGAGATCATGTCCACATTCATGGAAGTCTTCACTTCCTCTGGTGGATCATACTTTGGACAGGACAAAGCATCCGTTTCGGAGCAACAGAGATTTGAACTGCAACAACCCTGCTGTAGTATCTATGGCACTAGCACTCCTTCCACGTTCTGGCAAAGTTTAAATTCTGGAAAAGTGAGGGATGGATCACTAAATCGGTTCCTCTGTTTCAGCACTCCCCTGCTTCGACCTGCCCGGCAGCGTGCAAAGATCATCAATAAGTTTCCAAAAAATATAGTTGACCGATGCCAGTATTTTAAAAACATGAGTATTCGACCGGGCAGAGTTAAAGGTGATATGTCGGAATCAATGGGAGTTCCGGAACCGGAAGTTATTGTGTATTCTGATGGGGCATGGGTTTTGTTTGAGAAACTGGAAGATTATTCAAATGATAAAATTGATTCCTCTGGCGTTACTGGTTCAATGTGGGTAAGAGCAGCAGAAATGTCAAAAAAGATTGCATTGATTAACTGTGTGGCTGATGATAAATCTGAAATCTCTACGGATCATGCAGAATATGCTTGTGAGTTGGTGAAGTTTTTGGTCAAAAATACCTGCACAGAAATATTCCTGCACCTGGCAGACAATGATTCTGAAAGAACCAGTAAAAGAGTTGAGAGATTAATTATTGATTCATCTACAAAAGGTCTTTCAACAACAGATTTGTACAGATCAACAAGGTTCCTGCGTAACTCAAAACATCGCAGGGAGATTCTGGAGGACTTAACGGAGGCTGGATTGATAGTTTGCCTTAAAGATGATAGTTATGGGTCAGGAAGGAAGTCGGAACGCTGGTTTGCTTCTGAGGCTATCTAGGAAGAAAGCCCCAGAAAACAAAGGTAGTTACACAAGGGTGGGTCTTATTCGTTATCACCTGCATTGATCTGAGCTTCTTTTTTCAGCCCATTCAGCACACAATTAGTAACAAACCATGTTTTTGTCTGCTTCAGACCATATACCTCAAAATACTTGTCCAGAAACTTTTCAAGCAACTCATCTGCTCGTTTTGAGATTCGGACTTGAGGTAAATTTCCTTTTTCTTTCATTTTATCTCCTTTTAGGTTATAATTAAAATTCATCACGTTACCTCGGTGATGATGGGTTAGCCCCACTTGATTTTGATTGTTTAATCAGGTGGGGCTTTTTGTTTATACATCCTCCTTATCAATCTGATTGACCGCTTCATTAACACAATCCTCACCCCAACGAATCCTGCGTATGTTTTTCTGGTCGTTAGTTTTACTTGCATCATACCATTCACAATATCTGCGATAATCCCTTTCCTCATCGGTTTCTTCAATTCTTAATGATAACCCTATTCCCTCCAAGGTTAGATTGACGTAGTGCAGACGCTTCAGACCAAATTGCCTGATTTTGAGTAAATCCTGTTCACTCTTCTGGACAAGATCACCTATGGTTTTAATATTATTATTTTCCAGAAGATGTCTTAAATGTAATGGAAATTTCGATTCTTCAAAAACCCAGAGATGAAGTTTCATTATATCTATTTTATCAACCTTTTCGTCCCATTCGTCTTTTTCTTTTGTCATGCATCCTCCTCTCTGCATGGAAATGCAGCAATATTTTCAAGTGCATAAAGATATTGCTTTGCTCCTCCAACTGAAAATCTTATGTCATCAAGGATAACCACTTTCTGTGGAACAGAAGTTGAACCTAGTGGGTGATGTCTCCTGTAATGACCTTTTGAGTTTTCAATTATTTCTGCTTTGCAACCTACTAACTTTGCTCTTGCCATAAGTTTTAATGTTGCATTTGGTGCTTGGTTTTTCATACATCCTCCTTATCTACCGATTCCATTTCTGCACGAATCCTGCGGATGTTTTTCTGGAAGATGGTCAATTTACCTGCAATTTTACCTGCTTCGATAGCTTGCCTAAGTTCCTTTATTGCTTCTTCCAAATTGCTCTCGATCTTATCAAGAACAAACTCGGATATTAAATATTCATCTTTTGTCATTTTCCCTCCTTCATTATTAGTTCAAGATCAAAAATTACAAACTCCATTGCATTAATCCAACCTTTGCACTCACCATAATCAAAATCGTTGAGTGGTTCCTGTCCGTATGCCCCAACTCTTTTTGAGTCTTTTTCCCAGTCTGTGCGAGCAGAATGACAACGCTCCAAAAATTGTTCAATTTTACCTGCACGGATATCCGTTTTTGCAACCTTACTTTTACCTGCATCCTTTCCAAGTTTGCGGATTTGTTTCTTCAGTTTCTCGATCTGCTCGTCACTTTCAATTCTACATTCAAAACCTGCCTGGTGCGAGATTTCTAGACGTCTAATCCTCACTCTGTCCGGGAGGGTTTCCAGGTGGTCTTTTTGCTGTTCTGTCATCATATTACCTCTGATTGGTTGAGGCGCAGCTTTACGGCTGCGCCAAGTTAAATTATTGTTCTAGCAAGTCAAAGTCCTGCGACCATTCTTCTGCGTAGGGTGATATGTCTTGCATTGCTGCCGAAAGTTCAGCCACGGGCTGATTTGTGACAGGATTGTTGCATGGCAAAAGTGGCTTATTGTCCCAGACATGATCAAACGCACCACAGCCGTAAATCCTAAATAGGTTACTCATAACCTGATAGGAATACTTGCTGTCGTGCAGGTCGTCATGGTCTAAGGCTCTCCACAATGCCGACAAAA